ACGCCTATTGGAGTAATCAACAATCCTGAGAGTGGAATGATTGCCGCGATTGCAGTCAATACAACTTTGGCAGTAGTGAGACCCATTTCAGCAAATGTGCGATAGGTTGAAGCAACTGCATACACGTGAACGACTCCTAAGACTATCATAGTAATATAGAAGAAGGTCGTTCCAATTCCAGTGAACAAAGACCAAGAGATGGATGGTAAACTAAATGAGGATTTAGGTTTTTCACCAAACTTCACTTGTTGTCCATCTGGAATAGCAGTCTGTCGTTCAACACCTTTATCATCAATATAGGTCAATGTAAGACGACGACCTGTGACGATGTTGGCAGACGATTGAGATTCTGCAACCTTTTTTTGTAAAAGACTGGATTGCATCATATTGACTTGATAGTCAATGCATTTCTGATCTTGTGCTCCGCCACAATTCTTCACAGCATCTTGCTTAATTACATTCATTTCACTGTCATCAATGGAAACGTCTTTGGTTCCAGTCAATAAATCCACTGATGGAACTAGTTTGTTATCTGCAACAACATCAAGGTAACCAGGTTTTGCTTTCTCTACCATTGAAGCAGTAATATCCGTGGTTCCTTTTTCATCACCCCATGTAGCACTTTTAATTGTAATGCCCATTGTTAGTTAGCAAACACGAAATTCGCAAGACCACTAACGATTCGTAAGAAATTGATGGATTCAACGTAGACTCCTAAATTATAGGTGTATGCAAAGATTATACTGTCTCCATTTGTATTTCGAACAACGCTCACAATCGAATCAGGGGGATACAACAAGGTTCCATCTGGATTCCTTAATGCAAGTTGTGCCGCAGTAATCACTACTGGATTTGGACTAAACACTGAGGATTTCAAAACGCACACAGTGGATTGAGATTCTACACCTTGTGTTGTTGGAAGAGGTTGTTGTAATCCAAGTCGTAGAATGACTTTGTTGAACATACTTCCATTGATTGCACCACTGGGTTGATACAAATCGTTGTTCAGAGCAAATGAATACATGTAGACACCTGGTAAAACTGGACTATCACCGGTTGTGTGCTTGTACATTTGAAGCAATGAAAAGTAAGAAGTGGGTTTCACTGAAAAGCGTTCTTTTCCGTCCAACAAAATTTGACCATTGACAATTGGGTCACGAGGATAGACAGAAGTGATTTGTTGTTGTCCACTTGAATACATAAAGGTCTGTGACTCAGTAGATTGAGTAATGTCAGAAAAGATATCATTTGCAATGCCTGTAGACGTAAAGGGAGCCACATAGGGGTCCTCCCAATTCGTGTAATTGTCCCAATCGTTTGTCAAAATCTTATCTGAACGCTGAGTTGAAAACACAATGCGAGTGACTAAATTGAAGAATGGAATTTCAATGTCTGAATTACCTCCATATTGTCCAGGATTATTGACGAATTTAATGGTCTTGACAAGGAAAGTCTGATCTGCAGTTGCAAGTTGTGCCATCTCCATTTCAGTCAAGTAGATAAAGTTACCTTCCAAATACGGATCTGGAAAAAAGGTGGACAAACTAGAATTACTAATGGTTCCATCGGCAAGAGGAGGTGATAAGAAACGTCCAAGTCCATCGTTGGATCGAATTCGTTGTCCATAAGTAGAACTTGAAGGATTCACATCCACAATGGTAAATAGTTGATTCAAAGGTCTGTAGGTTACATTGATAAACACTTCTGAATTTTGCATGGATACCAAAGGAAGCGCCATACCTGGATTCTCGGCAAACCAGAAATGCAAAGGAATAATCAATTGTCTTGAACGAATCGACGGTTCAGGAACCTTAGTATTTGGAATTCCACCAGGTTGGTTTAATGGAGCAACAGCATGTGGATATTGTCCAAGTCGTCCATATGCATTTCCTGGGTCGTTCAATTCTGAAACGTGTCCAATCATCTGATCTACAATCGCTCGCTTATTCGCATCATGTGTCAAATAGGAGTAGAACTTCAACCATTCACCACTGAGTCGTTGAAGACTCTGACCATTTGCAGTGATTTCAACAGAATCAATCAAATTGTATCCAATGTTTTCAATCCACTTGAATTCATACCCAATTGAATTTGATCGTTGATCGTATCCTGTAGGAGGTCTGATATTCAATCCAAGATAGGAAAGAGGTGACCAAATATCAGGAAGTGTCAATACAAGATAGGTATCATGAAGCATCTGCGCATAGCGATCAATACGACATGAAATGGTTCGAGTAGAGGTTGGAGAAAACTCTAAATTTGAACTTCCAAAGGTCATTCGGATAGATTCCATTGCAAAGTTAGTATGACGACGATATACTGCTCTGAAATGGGTCATGGATGGACTTCCATTGACAAGTTCGTTCTGTGCTCCTATCGCAACAAGTTGGAGAAGACCACCTGGCATTATTAGTATCTACTTAGAATGGTTTAGACCAGATATCTCGTGGATGCAGAATTAGCAGGTACGCAACATGAAGATGAATAGGTTGTTCCAAGTGTAGCGGGTCCTACTGTATTGATACCGACTCCACCTACAAATCGAGTGTATCGTTCAGACTTATTTGCAAGGACTCCAATGTATTGACCATTGGTTCTTTGCTTCTGAGGAGGAGGCGAAGACAAAAGAGATTTAGCAATGATACGTCGTTTCTGATTCGTCAGATAATCTTGTGCAGAGTTGACTTGCATTTGTCATTTATAGAGGAAAAGAGTCTAATACTCAATGAGGTTCGTTCTCGTAAGCACACATGTCGATCAGACTACTGGATACTCGAAGGTTGTGTTCAATCTTCTCAAGCAACTTTCAACGCTTGCTCCCAAGGTAAAGACCTACCATTTTGGATTTCAACGTCATCCATCTGGTAACAATCTACGTAAGGTTCCATCAGGAGTCATAGCATATGATGCAGCCGCCAATGAAGACCCAAAGGAAGAAGGATTTGGATTCAACAAAATTCATGAGTATTTGGAGATGGTGAATCCAGATGTAGTGATGATTTACAATGATCCACTCATTATTCACCGATTCATTGAGGCAATGAAGTTCAAGAAGGGTGAGTCCTCGTACAAGTTATGGTTATATGTTGACCAAGTCTACGAAGGTATTGCTCCTCCTTTGATTGAGACGATGAACAAGAACGCAGACCGCATTTATTGCTTCACTCAATACTGGGCGGATGTGTATGCCAAGTATGGTTCTTTCCCAGACATTCGTGTTCTAGAGAATGCAGTGGACAAGACATTGTTTACAAAGATAGATTCTTCAGCACGATCTGTGATACGAAACTCTATGGGAATCAATTCAGATTCCGTGTTAATTGTGAATGCAAATCGAAATACTCAACGTAAACGACATGATCTTGCCATTATGGGATTTGTTGATCTCCTTCGTAAAAATCCAACAAAACCTTATTATATGATGATTGTTACAGGATTGAATCCTCAACAGGGTTCGTATTATGATGCAGGGCGTATTTTTCAAACAGAACTGATACGTCAAGGATTGAACAAAGAAGATTACATTAAGCGTCTAATGTTAGTCGACACTTCAAAGACTGCACTTCCAGATTCTGCAATTAATGAGATTTATAATGCAGCCGATTTAGGAATCAATTTATCGGATGGAGAGGGATTTGGACTGTGTCAGATTGAGCACTTGTATACAGGCGCTCCTCAGATTGTGACGGATATCGGAACCTATCGTTCATTCATGGATGACAAAGTCTGTACGTTTATTCCACCTGTAGATCGCACCTATTTTTCAGGAGCCATGCCTCTTGGACTTTGGGCTCCAACGTTTGATTACAAACAAGTTGCGGACGCAATGTCCTCTGCAATTGCCTGCTTGCCTGAGATGAAGTCAGCAGCTCAAAACTTTCCATTCAAGACATGGGATGAAGTGTGTGCTTCATGGATTGCCGATGTTAAATCAGAAAGCGAATCGAAGTAGGTGAAACCAATTCACCCATTCGCAATAAACGCTGATTATCATCCCATGCAGGACCATCAAACAACTCCTTTGATTCAGGATCCAGTAGCAAAGAGATTCCTTTTACTAGAATCTTTTGAAGACGTCGGTGTTTCTTAGATGTATTTCGAAGCACCGTTGCATCCAACTCTTCATTCTTGATATTCGGACGGAATGCCAAATCTTCTCCAGTCGTAGATGAATCAAAACGCATACACGAGACAACTGGTTTTTCCTTCGCGTGGAGTTTACGATGAATCTCACAATCAATGGCTGACTCTTTTAACAACAATGCAATCCGCTGACCGATGCGTTCCTTTTCGAAAGCAGTTTCGTAAAGGTATTCATCTGTGGACATGAAAGTTTCTACAGGTTCCCCTTCATATCGTTTCATCACCATATCATTACGTCGAATGGGTGTGATGTTTGGACCATCTTGCGTCTTCTTTTGATCGTCTGAAAACACTGAGATGTAAAAATTTACCTTGACGGTTCGGTCTTCTAAGGGTAGAGTTGCATGAGAACAAATACGAATCGCACGTCCAATGACTTGGTCATGTCGTGAAGGTGTCCAATGAGGTTCCATAATGTGAACGTGTCTCACATTGTTCAATGTAATACCTTCTGCTCCTGAGGAAGACGCCATCAACAATTGAAGAATCTTTTTGGGTCGTTTTGCTACACTCTCTTTCAACGAAGCAGGAAAGTTCTTGGAATAGACTCCATTAAAAATCTGACGTGTTAAATCACGCTGTTCTTCACTTTCTTCACCCGTGTAAAACGTATACGCTGGACGGTCATCAAGCAGTTCAGGGTCTTCAATCCATTGATTTGCTTCTTTAATAATTTTATAGGGTTGCCAACCGGATACATCCAACACTGCTGATAAAATACCCAAACCTTCCAATGCACGATATTGAGAGTAGATAAACTGATTACTGCCTAATGACGCTTTGATGTTTTTCAAGATAGCAAGCATTTTAGGACTGTAGGTTTCCAATCCCTTCTCAGAAAGGTATTTCTCGGGATTTGTTTTGAGTTTCTGTATCACCACATCACCTACTTCCTTCTCAGGTTTCTTGTTTTCAGATGGAGTATCAGCAGAGATTTCCTTCATAGCTAATTCAGGAGGAAGAGCATAGTCGCAGACTAGACGAGTTGGAACACGAAACGTACTTAAGTCTTCATTCATCTTAGAACGACCACGTCGTGAATCAATCTTCATTTCCATCCAACGCACTTCCAAATAACGATTGAACTGAGAACTAGACATCTCCACTTTTTGTAACGTCTTTTCTAGATCAGTCCTACGAGGAAGCAAACGTTCATCAGCACCTTTGAAATACGAAACCAATCCTTGAATACGACGGCGAAACATCATTGGATTTTTGATATTCAATCCATCCAAGAACAAATTTGCAAACTCTTCATAGTCTGTTGGAAGACATTGAAGTTGTTCTGTGGTCACACGATCTACAGCAATTTCACCTCCACCTACATCGGTCTCTACCTTTTGTTTGATGGACGCAACCCAATCGGAAGGTTGAGCAATAAACGGTAAATCCTTCATGTATTGAACTGCAACACGGTCTCCTTCACCGTTATAAGTAGATCGAAACTGAGGTGGATTGCGTGTGACCATCACAAACTTCTTGACTGCATTGAACTCAATTGTATCCACTTCAGGAATCGCACGGAACGCTTTTGTAATTCGTTCTTCGTCCCATGTTGGAATTGTTTTGAAGGGCATCGTGATTCGTTCAATAGGTCCACGAAGTAGATTCATCATATACGCAATTTCATTAGGTGAATTGATGACAGGAGTTCCAGATAATGCAACCACTTTACATCGTTTTGCATTGTATATTGCATTGTATAACTTATCGGTAATCTCGGATTCATTGATGACACGTGAAATCAAGTTATGTGCTTCATCAATAATCACTACTGAATCATCATACATTCCTTCAACAGTATACTCTGCAATTGAGTTTCGGGTCAAACCTGTGTAGCGAATAAAGGTAAATCGTTGTTCAAGAATGTCTTTTATTTGTTCACGAATCAACTTCTTGTCTTGAGTAGACAGACTCTCAAAGTTGGGTTCATTTCCAGACGTAGTTGTGTAGATACGACTGTATTTATCCATGAACTTGTCTGAAATTCCGAGTTTCTTGCCTTCTGCACGGACTTCATCGGACATAGGTTTTAATGTCCAAAAGTTCTCCACTGCATAGATTGGATCACCGCATTTCTGGAGTTCTTCACGGTAGTTCTTTTCAAGTGAAGCAGGAATCATGACATACACCTTTTGCGTTGTCAACAGGGACTCAGCAACTGCAATAGACGAGCAAGTTTTACCAGATCCTAATCCGTGATACACTAACACACCGCGATATGGCGTCTCAATTTTCAGATAATCACGAATGATTTTTTGATAGGGGAACAACTCGCGTCCTGTTCCACTTCGTTGCAAACAAAGGTCAATGTTCTTATCCTCTTCGTCTAATGGGTCTTTATCCTTGGATCGGTAGTCCGATTTAATGAACATTCGTGTGATTGAGTCTGAAAAGGCCTTTCGGTTAGGAAGTACATACTGTGTTGCCCTCATTATATTGAGGCGTGTTGAAAAAAAATAAGCGTTCAACATAATGAATCAACCTCCTGTAGATATAGGAGGACCAATAAGAATTGGACTACTACAACCAGGTCAAATCTATGTTCTCGTTGAAACAGATGAAACAGGATTTCAAAAGTATAACTATGTTCGGATTAGAAGCAAAACTACAATTAGAATCCCTAGATATGTTCTTATGATGGATGTTTTGGACACTCTAAAAAATAAAATTGGAGAACGACAAATTGTAGTAAATGCTGATAAAAATATTTATGTATTTTTCAATCTCAAAACTAATAAACTTGCAGAAGCAATTGGAAAAAAGGCAACCCGTCAAGCAATTGATGAAGTCTATGAAGGAAAGACAGGTCAATCTGCTCAACCGGGAACAGGTCCAGCAGATCTTATTCGTGGGTTTGTAGGTGTTCAACCACCAAAACGTGCAGGCAAAAAGACACAAAGAAATAAACGTTCAAAGAGAACACGTTCAAGACGAAACCGTTGAACTTTTTACGCTGCTTGATACAATGGATTTAACCCGACGAAATCACCGAATGTTTATGGTGACAATTTATCTGTTCTTGATGGCTACATTCCTCTATCTAAAACCGTCCGTCGCCTTTGGGCGTGAAGGAAGGATTCGACCATTTGGTGTAACAGATCGTGAAGCCACTGTATTTCCTATTTGGGTGTGGATATTTGGATTGAGTGTTCTTGCGTATTGCATTACGGTCTACTTAGCAGGATTTAGGTTTACGTCGTAGGGCGTCGTAGGTAATTGTAATAACATGCAACGACTGGAAAATACGTATGTGCTCCAGGAAAGGATCGATGAACCTCTTCAATGAAAAATCCATCGGCACGATAATCAGTTTCAATGAATCGTCCACACATATGACGCGGAACCACATATTGTGCGCTGTCTATTTTGGTAACTGCAGGTGTATCTCCTCTGAACGTTCCTCCAGGAAATGATACAAAGTCATCCC